AAAATTAGTCAAAACATTTTCTTCTTATTCAATAAACAACGATACAGGTGAAATGACATTTGGAGATACCAATGTCCTTCCTACTTCCTGCATCAAATCAATAAAGGCAATCAAATGAAAAATATAATTGAGTTCCACTCAAACAATCAAAAAGTAATGTTAGTTGATGGTGATTTACTTGCATATAAAATTACATCAGCAATAGAACAACCAATTGATTGGGGTAATGATATATGGACATTACATTCAGATTTAAAAGTAGCTAAAGCTAATTGGGAAGCTGATATTAAATATTATCAGCAATACACACATTCTAAAAATGTAATTATTTGTTTTTCAGACAAAGAAAATTTTAGAAAGAAGTTTGACAACACATATAAATCTTACAGAAAGAAAATTCGTAAGCCTATAGCTTATGCACCGTTAAGAGATTGGATTAAAAAGAATTACCAATGGGTATCTTTTCCTAATTTAGAAGGTGATGATGTTTTAGGATTATTAGCAACAGGAGTTCATAAAACAAATAACGTCATAATATCTGGTGATAAAGATATGAGAACAATACCTACTTGGCATTGTTTTATAGGCGATGATAGTATTGAGTATGTAGACCAACAAAAAGCTGATTATAATTTTTGTACTCAAGTATTAGTTGGAGACCAAGCAGACGGTTATAAAGGTTGTGTTGGTGTAGGTGCTGTTAAAGCATCTAGAGTTTTACTTAATAAAAAATCAATAGATGAATTATGGGAAGCGGTCATACAAGAGTATGAGCGTAACAAACAAACATTTGAAGATGCTTACCATCAAGCAAGACTAGCAAGAATATTAAGAGCAGGTGAGTACAACTATGAAAATCACAAGGTTAGTTTGTGGGACTACAAATACAAAGAATATCAATTAATGAAAAAGGCTAGTTAATGACCAACAAAGATTATTTTAAAAAAGTTTTAGAAGAACAGATTGGTGGCAATCATTATAAAGATAGATTTGAGATTGAACCTGCTGAATTTATTTTAAAAAACAGATTAGATTTTCCTACAGGGTGCATAATTAAGTACCTTTTGAGACACCCATTTAAAAACGGAAAAGAAGACTTACTCAAAGCAAGACAGTACTTGGATATGATTATTGCAAGGGATTATGAGTAATTTGTTAATTAAGTTCCACTTTAGGAGTAAGTAATGTCAAAAAAAGAGATAAAGATACCGATTATTAATGAAGATTTAATAGAGTATCTAGACAGACTATTCCCAGATAAGTGCGCTGACCTAAACGATAGTGAAAGAGTAATCATTTACAAATCAGGTCAAAGGTCAGTCGTTAATCATTTAATAGAAAAATACAAAATACAACAGGAGAATTAGTTATGTGTACGTTTAGAGCGCCAAGTCCGCCACCTGCACCTGAACCAATTCCTGAAACACCACCAGTCGTAACTCAAGCTACTACTACTCAAAAAGCTCCTGCGACTGCAAGAAATGAAAGTGGTGTGAACAGAAATATGGCTTCAGAAGTATCTAGAAAAAGACAAGGTAGAGGAAGTTTAAGAATACCTCTAGCATCTTTAAGTTCTGGTAGTGGTCTTAATTTCCCATCAGCATAGAATATGGAACAATATAAATTGAATACATCAACTGTCGGTGAAGATAAAAATTCACTAGATAGTCAGTATTCAAAACTAGAGTTAGATAGAGAAATTTATTTAGAACGTGCAAGACGTAATGCTGAATTAACTATTCCACATCTATATCCACCAAAAGGTTCAAACGAAGCTACAGAATATCCAACACCATATCAATCAGTTGGAGCAAGAGGTGTAACTAACTTAGCGTCAAAACTAATGTTAGCTTTATTTCCACCACAAGCTCCATTCTTTAGATTAGATGTTGATGAATTAGTTTATAAATCTATTCAAGGCGACCCACAGCAAAAAGCTACAATCGAACAAGGTTTAGCTAAAATTGAAAAAGCTGTGATGGATAGTATTGAAAGTAATAACGATAGAGTTGCAGTTTATGAAGCATTGAAACATCTAATTGTTTCAGGAAATGTTTTATTACAAATAACTGATGAAGGTTTAAGAGTTTTTACTTTAGACAAATATGTAATCAAAAGAGACCCACAGGGAAGAATTTTAAAAATTATTATTAAGGAAGGTGTTTCACCAACAACTATTCCTGAAAAATTAAGAGCAAAAATAATTACAGATAAAATACAAGAAGAAAAAAAGAGTTTAAATTTATTTACTTGTATTACTAGAACTAAAAAGAATTATTACGTTCACCAAGAAATTAATAAAGTTAAAGTTTATGAAGAAACTTATGACTTTGATAAAGTTCCATACATTGCCTTAAGATTTAACCGTATTGACGGTATGAACTATGGCAGAGGTCATTGTGAAAGTTATGAAGGTGACCTACGTAGTTTAGAAGGTTTAACAAGAGCGATTTTAGAAGGCAGTAGTGCGTCTTCTAAAATGCTTTTTATGATTGCTCCTAATGGAACTACAAGAGCAAGTTCAATAGCAAAAGCTCCTAATGGAGCAATTATAGAAGGCGATGCTAAAGATGTTAGCGTTCTACAAGCTAATAAATTTGCTGATTTTAGAGTTGCCTATGAAGCTATGGGAAGAATTGAACAAAGACTTCAATTTGCTTTCTTATTAAATGCTTCAGTACAAAGACAAGCTGAAAGAGTTACAGCAACAGAAGTACAATTAGTTGCGAATGAACTTCAAGATGCCTTAGGTGGTGTCTATGGAATTTTAACTACAGAATTTCAATTGCCATACATCAATACTAAAATGGCAATGTTAAGACAGAAAAAACTTTTACCAGAACTTCCAAAAGACATTGTGAAAACAAAAATCATTGTTGGTATGGAAGCATTGGGAAGGGCAAGTGACAGACTTAAGTTATTACAATTTATGTCTGATTTAGCTAACACTCTGGGAGCTGAAACACTTGCGCAATATATTAATCTTGATGATGCTATTAAGAAATTTGCAGTAGCAAATGGAATTGATACTCAAGGATTAATTAAGTCACCAGAGCAAATCCAACAAGAACAGCAACAAGCTCAAGCACAGCAACTTGCACAACAAACTTTCGCAGACCCAAGAGTTGCTATTGAAGCAGGTAAGTCAATGAGAGATGCAGGTGTTAGTATGGGTGCTGATGAGAATGGAGCTGTTGAACTACAACAGGAGTAAACAATGAGTTCAGAACGTATAGAAATCATTCCTGACGAAACAAATATATCTTTAGAAGAACAAGCGAAACAACAGACTGTTAATGCTACTTCACAAGATGATACAAAAGTTGAAGTCAGTACAAATGATAACACAGATAAATCAACAGACGAAACAAGACCAGAATGGCTACCAGAAAAATTTTCTAATGCACAAGAATTAGCAAAAGCCTATTCTGAATTAGAAAAAAAGTTATCTTCAGATAAACCTAACGACCCATCAATAATGGAAGCTAGAAGACAAGCTGAAGAAAATCAACAAACACAAAATACTTTAGAACCATTTTATAAAGAATTTTCTGAAGCAGGAACTTTATCAGAGAAATCTTATAAAGATTTAGCAAAGATGGGTTTAGATAAAAATTTAGTTGATGGTTATATTGCAGGTCAAAAAGCAATTGCTGAAGCAGAAGTAAAACAAGTTCAGTCTATAGTTGGTGGTGAAGAAAACTACAAACAACTATTAGATTGGTCTACTAAAAATCTTAATGAAGCAGAAGCAACAGCATTTAATGAATTATTAGATACTGGAACAATTGAACAAATTAAACTTGCAGTTTCAGCTATAGCAAACCGAGCAGGTATTTCAGGACAAGAAAAACCTACAATGTTTCAAGGTGATACTACAGCTTCTACAGCAGATGTATTTGGAAGTGTTGCACAAGTCACTCAAGCTATGAATGACCCAAGATACGACAAAGACCCTGCTTATAGAAAAGAAGTAGAAATGAAATTAGCTAGGAGTTCTGTCATTTAATGAGAGATTATCGTTCAGAGTACAAGAATTATCATTCTAAACCTGAACAGATAAAAAATAGAGCAAGTAGAAATCTTGCTAGACGCTTAATGAAAAAGAAATTGGGTTCAGCTATCAATGGCAAAGATATTGACCATAGAGATAGCAACCCAAAAAATAATTCTTATTCAAATTTAAGAGTTCAATCAAAATCAAAGAACAGGTCTAGAAATGCTTAACTTTCTTTTACCTATACTTAAAAATCCTATTACTAATTTAATAGTTTCAAAAACTATTGGTGCAATTGAACACAAATTAGAAAAAGATAAAATTATTAGAGCAAGAGAAATTGAAGCAAGTAAAGAAATAGCAATACAACAAGTAATCAGTTCTGAAAAATCTTGGAAAGACGAATGGCTTACGGTTTATACAACACTAATTATTAGTGCTTGTTTTATTCCACAGCTCCAACCTTTTATTGCTAAAGGTTTTGAAATATTAAAATCAGCACCAAATGAAATACTTTGGGCAATCTTAATCGTCTATTCAGGAAGTTTTGGATTAAACGTAATGGATAAATTTAAAAAATAATATGTCATTAGTAAAAAATATACAAAGAAGAAAAAAACTTGGAATAAGCAGAAGTAAGAAAAATTCTACAGTATCTCCAAAAGCATACAAAGCTATGCAAAATAATTGGAAGAAAAAAGGTGGCAAAGGTTAAGTTTGACAAAGCTCCTTTTGAAACAAAAAGCAAATATAAAAAAACAAGTATAGGAAGAAATCCTAGTAAAGCAATGATGAACAAATCTAAACGTAGAAACTTTAAGAAATATGTTGGTCAAGGCAAACCAAAATAAGAAAAATAATAAATGTAAATGTAAGTCCTGTAAGTGTGACTTAAAAGATAAAAAGAAAAAACTTACCGATGAAGAAGCATTTTGGAAAACAATGTCTTCAAGGTTTAATAAATAATATTAAAATTTAATATTAAAATTTAGTACCATCTCTCATTAGAGAGGTGCTAACCAAATTCAAATAAGATTGCCAGTTACGACTGATAACCTTCTGATTTTGCAAAGTAGTTAGATAACAACAAACCAACAATACAACAATAAGGAGACAACTATGTCTAATGCAACAATCAGTAGCATTGGTCAGGTAAACTCGGCAGGTGACGCAAATGCGTTGTTCCTGAAAGTATTCTCTGGTGAAGTTTTATCAACTTTCGCAAGGGAAAACCAAATGTTAGGTATGACAACTGTTAGAACAATTTCTAGCGGTAAGTCAGCACAATTTCCTGTAACTGGAACTGTGTCAGCTTCATACCATACAGCAGGTAACGAGATTACTGGTCAAGCTATCAAACACAACGAAAAGGTAATTAACATTGATGATATGTTACTTGCTGACGCTTTCGTAGCGGAAATAGAAGAACTAAAAAATCACTATGACGTTAGAAGCATCTACTCAAAAGAAATGGGTCAGGCTTTAGCGAACACAGTAGATAAACACCTTTTATCTCTAGCTATTTTAGCTTCAAGAGTAACTACACCTAACGTAACAGGTGGAAAAGTCGGAACTGAAATCCTTGACGCTGATGCTAACACAAACGCAACTTCATTAATTTCTTCAGTATTTGAAGCAATTCAAAGACTAGACGAAAATAATGTGCCTACGGCAGGTAGAGTTTGTATCGTAGCACCAGACCAATATTACCAATTAGCTAACGTAGATAAATTAGTAAACAGAGACTTCTCATCTGACAATGGAGACTTCGGTAAAGGAACAGTTCTATCAATCGGTGGAGTTCCAATCGTTAAGTCAAACACAGCAGTTGAAGTTTTCGGACAAAATTTATCTTCAGCTATTAGCGGAACTAACAACACTTACAACGGTAATTTTACAAACACTTTCGCTGTTGTAATGCAAAGTTCAGCTATCGGTACTGTTAAACTTAAAGACCTTGTTATGGAAAGCACATACGACCCAAGAAGATTGGGTACGCTTATGACTGCTAGAATGGCAATGGGTCACGGTATCTTAAGACCTGAAAGCGCAATTTCAATTAAAATTGCATAATCAATCTTAATAATACAATTGTGGTGGCGGTAGAAATATCGCCACTACTTTAATTAATGACAATACAAACTAGAACAACCGAATTAGAAGCAGTAAACACAATACTCTCTACAATAGGTGAAGCTCCGATTAATAGTTTAACAGGTGCATTACCAGTAGATGCTACAGTTGCTAAAAATGTTTTATCTGAAATAACAAGAGAAGTTCAATCTCAAGGTTGGCATTTTAATACTCATTACAAAGCAACATTAAGTAAAAACACAGATAACAAAATTCCATTACCATCTAATGCAGTAAGAATAGAATTAGATGTAAACAAATATTCAAAATATAATTATGACATTGTTCAGAGAGATGGCTTTCTTTATAATTTAGCTACTAACTCTGATATTTTCACAACTGATTTTGATGAAGCAATAATAGTATACCTTTTACCTTTTGATGAAATTCCTGAACAAGCTAAAAGATATATTACTATTAGAAGTGCTAGAATATTTCACGATAGAACTTTAGGTGCAAATACACTTCATAAGTTTTCAGCAGAAGATGAAAAACACGCTTTAAGTATTTTAAAACAAGCCGAAAGTTCAACAGGTGATTACACGATATTTGATACGCCTGAACAAGCCTACACTATTACAAGAAACAATAGAGTATTCTAAACTATGCCTTTAGTATCACGTACAATTCCAAATTTAGTACAAGGTGTTTCACAGCAACCTGAAGTATTAAGACTTAATTCACAAGCAGGTGAACAAATTAATGGCTATAGTTCTGTTGTTGAAGGATTAAAAAAAAGACCGCCAACAAATTATGTAGCCAAGTTATCTAATAGTTCATTTGGTAATGCTTACATTCACACAATAAATAGAGACACAACAGAGCGTTACATTGTGGTTATTACAAATGGCGCACTTAATGTTTATGATTTAGATGGTACTGCAAAGACTGTTGTTAATCAGACAGGTTCAACAGCATACATAACGACTGCAAATCCTAAACAAGACTTTGTTTGTGTTACGGTTGCGGATTACACATTTATTTTAAATAAGACAAAAACAACAGCGATGAAGGCAACTACTTCATCAGCTAAAATAGAACAAGCAACGTATTCAGTTTTACAAGGTGTTAATAGTACAGAATATTCAATAACTATAGATGGAACTACGTATTCCATTACATCAAGTAGCACTAGCTCAAAATCAATTAGAGATAGTTTATTTAGTGCTGTGGGTTCACCATCAGGAATAACTTTAACAAAAATAGGTGATAGTAGTTTTGCTATAGTTAAATCTTCAGGAACATTAGAAGTAACTGCTTCAGACGGTTATGGAGACGATGCTTCACAAGTTGTTAAAGATAAAGTTCAAAACTTTTCTGATTTACCTGTTCCTGCAATTGATGGACAAATAGTAGAAATAACTGGAGAAGCAGGAAATACTTTTGATAATTATTTTGTTAAATTTATTTCAGCAGATAATCTTTGGGAAGAAACTGTAGCTCCTGATACTAAAACAACCATTGATGAATTAACAATGCCACACGTTCTAATTAGAACTGCTGATGGAAATTTTAGATTTAGTCAGGTTGATGGTTCTTCATACACAATAAGTGGAACAACTTATAACGTACCTTCTTGGGGTAAAAGATTAGTAGGAGATATAAATACTGTTCCTGACCCAAGTTTTATTGGTAGAAAATTAAATGATGTTTTCTTTCATAGAAACAGATTAGGTTTTTTATCTGATGAAAATGTTATCTTTAGTAGAGCAAGTGAGTTCTTTGAATTTTTTCCTGAAACAATTACACAAGTATTAGCAACTGACCCAATTGATGTTGCAGGTACACATACTAAAGTAGCTATCTTAAGACACGCTATTTCATTTGATGAAGAACTACTTTTATTTTCAGACCAAACACAATTTATTTTAAGTGGTGGAGCTGTCTTATCTTCAGAGAATGTAAGGATTGATGTTACAACAGAATTTGAAACAGATAAAAATGTTAAACCTATTGGAGCAGGAAGTAATGTCTATTTCGCTTTCAACAAAGGCAATTATCAAGGACTTAGAGAATTTTTCATTGCGTCTGATACAGATACAAAACAAGCTGACGATATTACAGCGAATGTGCCAAAGTATATTCCTGCTAACGTCTTTAAACTTGCTAGTGCTACTACTGAAAATATTTTAGTAGCTTTATCTTCAGATGAAGACAATGCTTTATATGTTTATCAATACTATGTGTCACAAAGCAGAAGATTACAAAGTGCTTGGAGTAAATGGACTTTTGGTACTTCAGCAACAGACAGTATTCTAAACGTAGATTTTATAGAAAATGTTCTTTATGTAATTAATGAAAGAAGTGATGGTGTTTATTTAGATAAAATAGACGTATCACCTGCATTAACTGATACTGGTGAAACTTATTTAACTCACCTAGATAGAAAATTAAATAATACACAAATTACTGAAGTTTATAACGCAGGTACAAACCAAACTACAATTACACTTCCATACACCATAACAAATACAATGAAAGTTGTAGGTAGAAGTGGTGCAAGTAATAAAGCAGGACAAGCAATATCTACTGTATCTCAATCAGGTACAACCATTGTTGTAACTGGAGATATTACAGCGCAAAACTATTTTATTGGTGAGCAATATGAATTTAGTTTTTTATTTTCACAACAATTTATACAAGTAGCGGATAGTCAAGGTTCTAGAATT